GCTCGTCGGTGGCGGTCTCCGACAGCCGCGACAGCGCCTGGTCGACGAACTGCCGCCGCTCGTCGCCGAACAGCGCCAGCTGCTTGGCGAGGTCGTCGACGACTTTCTCGTTCGCCTGAAAGGCGCGCTCGGCCGCGGCCTGCTCGGCCGCCGATTGGCGTTCGGCCGCTTCGCGGGTGCGCCTGGCTGCCTCTTCCAGCGGTTGGTTGATCACCGCGATCTTGCGCCAGGCGATCTCCTCCGCCTGGCGGGTCGCCGCGTCCACGTCCCCGGCATTACCGCCGTCAGGTGCGCGCAGCGCGTCCAGGCGCTTCCTGGTCTCGGCCAGCTCGCGGTTGATTTGGGCGATCCGCTCGGCAGGGCCGGTCGCCAGCTGGTCGAGCGCCTTGTCCAGCTGACTGCGCTGGGAAGCGAGCGCGTCGGCGCGCCGCTCGGACTCGGCCGCCTGCTGTCCCGCCTCGGCGCGCCCGCGTTCGTCTGCCGCGGCTTGTGCTTCTGCCTCGCCGATGCGGGTGAGCATCGCCAGTTCCTGTTCCAGCGCAGCCACCCGTTGCCGCTGCTCGTCGAGGGCGAAGCGCTGGCCTAGCATCGGCGTGCCGGGTCCGCCCGCTTGCAGGCGGGCCAGCTCGTCCCGGGCCTGCTTCAGCTTTTCCGTTTCCGCGGCAATGCGCTCGCCGATCGGATCGTCGTCGATGGTGGACGTGATTCCCTCGATCGCCCCCGAGAGCAGGTCGAGTGCGCCCTGCGCGATGGACGTGACCGCCGGCGTGCGGCCGATCGCCTCCAGCAGGTTGCCCCAGGCGTCGTGCAGCCGGTTGGTGGCACCGGTGAGCCCACCCGCCTCGGCGGCGCCGGCACCGCCCACTTGGCTCTCCAGCGCATCGAGGATCACCCGCTGCGCTTCCGCCGTCTGCCCGGTCTCGACCAGCGAGCGGATCAGCTCCTTCTGGCTGTCCGAGAACGAGATGCCGACACGGCGCAGCGCGGTGAGCCCGTCGATCGGGTCTTCCAGCGCCTTGCCCAGCTGCGTTGCCGCACCAGCAAGGTCCTGGTTGAACACTGCGCTCATATCCTGCGCGAGGGACAGCGCACGGGTAAAGGTCTCGCCGGACACCGAGCGGAAGGTGGCGAGGATCGAGGCTGCGTCCTGTACCCCTTCAGCCGTCGCCAGCGTCGAGCGCTCGATGCCGTCGGCGAACGACGAGATCTCGTCTGCAGTGAGGCCGGATGCATGCGCGGTCGCCTTCAGCACCGCTTCCAGCCGGCGGTAGGACTGATCGGCCTTCGCCGCCTCCTCCAGGCTGCCCTTCAGTCCGAGCGTGACGGCGCCGATCGCGGCGGCCGCGGCGAGCCCGGCTGGCCCGATGCGCGCCAGGCCGGCGCCGAGCGGGCCGGCGCGGTTGCCCATCTCCTCCAGCCCACCACGCAGTTCGCCGGCCACGCCGTCCAGGACCTGAAGCGCGCGCGAGGCCGGACGCGAGGCGTCTTCAATGCGCTGCAGCGCCCGCGCGCCGCTGTCGCCGACATCGCGCAGCTCCGCCTTCACCTTGCCGCCGTCGATCACGGCCAGGCGGATGGCAAGATTACGATCTGCCATGGTTTGAGAACTTCCCGCTCCGGGGCGGCGGTCACAGAGTGCGCAACAGGATCGCAAGAACGTTGAAAACGATGACCAGCGCGACCCCGCAGAGGGCGCCGAGAGCGATCATAATTGCCGCATCTTTGAACTCGGCGATTTGACGCTCGACCCGGGCCAGCCGTTCGATTTCACGGCGACGTTCGTCGCGAAACCGCGCCAGGCTGAAGGCATCGTCGATGTCGACCTCCAGGGTCTTGAGCAGCGCCTGGCGCACACTCTCCATCACCACCTGGGAGGGAGCGCCCGCGGACAAGTCCGGCGTACCGTTCGATGCGCCATAGCTCGCCTGCGATCGTCGGCAGATCCGGTCGTGCACCGGCGTCAGGGTCTTGCCGTCCCAGCTCTGCAGTCCGTCTTGCATGCTCAATTTCTCCAATCGAAGGGATCAGTCCGAGGGCTCCAGGCGGGCATTGAGCGCCGCCACCAGCCCCGCCTCGGCGGCGGGCAGCAACTCGGCTACCGCTCGTGCGTCATAGAAGAGCGCCGTCGCCAGCGCGATCGCGGCGGAGAGATCCAAGCCGATCACGACGGACGCGTTCGGTGCCAGGCGCAGCTGGCACGCGCACCGGGTGAGCACGTCCCAGGCCTGCCAGCCGGCATCGGTCAGCGGTTCATGCTCGGTGTAGGGACAGCGTCGACGATCGCAGCCCGCTTCGCCCTTGGCACACGGCCGATCGAACTGAGCGCAGTTGCTGCAGTACTCCGGCCCGCCACCGAAGTGCCATTCGGCGCGAGCCCTCAGCCGTTTTTTTCTGCGTCCAGCAGCAGCGCCGGACCGAGGTATGCGCTCTCGAAGGCGCTGGCGATCGGCCACAGGTCCATCAGTGCGTCGACGCTCTCCGGCGTGACCAGCGCCATACTTCCTGCGGCATCACCGATGCCTTCCCAGTCGAGGACCGCGAGCCGGGCCAACGCCTTGATCAAGGCCGCGGTGCGGATGCCGGCGGCCTCGGTGTCGCTCACCGATGATGTGACAGCCCGCAGCGCTTCCGCGCGCGCCGCCATCATCAGCGCCGTCGTGCACGGCCGGACGTGCAGCCGCACGCCATGACCGAGGTCGAGCCAGTGCGGCTCCCTCTTCAGATCGAGACGGATCATCGAGTGCATCCTCAGGCGTAGCTGGCGACATCGTTGAGCAGGCGGGCACGTAACATCGTGCCGCTGCTCTCGTCATAGGCGGCGCGCCAGTCGAAGCTGGCCTCGACGCCACCGGGCCCGGAGATGCTGTACTTCGGCTTCGGCAGGAACACCCGGAACAGTTCGAAGGAGAGTTCCCAGCCATCGGCCATGCTGAAGCCGTACTGGACCGACACCGGATCGCCGTTGGTCGCCTCGGCGACCAGCGTGGCGCCATCGAAGCGAAGCGTCATCGCGCCGGTGCAGGTGGCGCTCGTCGGTTCGGCGGCCTCGATCTTGCCGTCGTCGCGGATCACCCGCACTCGTTCCAGATTGTTGGAGAAAGTGAGGCTGCCGCCGGTCACGCCGGCCAACGCCGCACCGCCGCGCTGGATGAAGCCGCGGCCTTGGCTGAAGCGCTTGAGCGCGAACGTGTCCGGCGTTGCGTCGACTGTCGCGGTCGCCTTCTCTTCGCCTTGGGCGACCAGCTGCACAGTGCCGTTCGCCGGCCCCTCGCGGCCCATCTCCAGGGTGAGGCTCTCCATCACCGTGCCGAGGTGGCGGAAGAACACCGGCGTGATCAGCTGCGGATGACCGATCTCGAAGGTGAAGCTCGGAATGTCGTCGCCGCCCGAGAGCCATTCGTGCCTGTAGCCGCCGCCGGTGAGCGTCGCTGCCGACACGGTGCCGTTGCTGTTGGCCGAGGTTACCAGCGTGAAGCTGTTGCCGGTGGTGCCGGCGGTGTCGAACTGGATATCCAGCCGATCGTCAGTCGTTTTCGCGGTGTAGGTGCACTTCGAGATCTGCGCATCGGCCGAGCCGTTGAGATCGCTCGCGAGCGCCGTCAACGTCGCATCGATGCTGACGCCGATCTGCGTCTGGTTGGCCGCGGGTGTCCCCGTTACGAACGTCCAGGTCACACCGTTCAGGGTGATGGTGCTGTTCGCCGCCGGCTGGCCGGAGAAGGCGACAGCCGCCGCGGCCTTGGTCTGCGTCACCGTCGGATCGCCGAACAGGCCCGTGAGCCAGAAGCCCGAGCCGCGCAGATCGAGCGGGATCTCGATCTTGCCCTCGTCGGTGACCAGCCCGCGGTAGGGATCCTGGGCGTTGCGGCCGCGTCCCAGCAGCGGATCGTCGTCAAGCGGCTGCTCGGCTGAGAGATCGCACGACTTGAAGTCGAGCGAGCGGTAGCCGGTGAGCGGGGCGACACCGTAAGTGGTTTCGCGGCAAGCTTTCAGCGTCGCGTCGGCGCCGTAGGCGCGGACCTTGGGCATGTCAGGCTCCGTGGTAGTGGGAATCAGCCGGCCAGCGGATCGCTGACCAGGTACTCAATGGTCACGGCGATGCGGGCGGTGAGGATCGGCGCCGCGCCCTCGATCGCGAGGACCGACGTTTCCGGCGCGCTCCAGAACAGGTTCTCGGCGAGGCCACCGAGGCTGCGGTCGCTGGCCAGCGCAGTACCGATCCCGGAGAGCAAGGCGTCGAGCGCTGTCTCTCCGCCGCCGCCCGCCGGCCGGGTGACGAACGCCTCGATCTCGGCGCGGTGGCTGAAAAACTCGGTGCGCGGATTGAGCGTCACGTCCGGCTCGCCCGGATCGCCGTCGCGAAGGATGACAAGGCCACCACCCGGCACCGCCTGCGGCAGCGCCTCGTTGCGCTTGACGGCGGCCAGAGGGATCGCCCGCAGCCGGCCGAACAGCGCCGAGAGCACCTGCTCACGCATGGATGGCATGGCTGCCCCGCTCGTGGTTTACCTCGCCTTGCGATCGGCGACCTGTTATTCTGCTGCAATGCAGCACATCCATGCTGCAGTTGCATGAAGAACCGTGGGACGATGGCGTTTTTGACTGAACTGGGAGAGGTGCTCCACGAAGAACATTTCCGCATGCTCTCGCTGATCTGTGGCCTGGAGAACCGTGTTATCGGTGCCGAGGGAAAGCGGCCGATCGACCCGAGAGACAAGGACGAGAAGCAGCATCTTCAGGCGCTCATCGTCTCTCTCGACCAGATCATCGACCACAACGCCTTCGAGGAAGCGGTTCTGTTCCCGCTCATCTGCGCGCGAGGCGGCGGGGAGCTGGCGTCACTCCTGACCCACGAGCACGTGATCATCGGGCCGCTGGCGAAGCGTGTGCGTGGGATCGCCGCCAGGATCCTCGAGGATGGTATCGATGCCAGCCGCTGGGCGGAGTTCCAACGTGCCGCAACCGACCTCGTCGCCGAAATGATGGCGCACCTCCAGAAAGAAGAGCTGACGGTGGTCCAGCAGCTGCGGGCCTTTCTCGATACGGAAACCGATCACCGGCTGGCACTGAGACACCTTGCGGAGCGGCCACCAACGCGGATCAAGATCGCCTTCCAGCAGGCGTCGTAGGTCGGAGACTGCTAAGCAGATCCAAACCAATGCCGCAGCACCAGCTGCGGCACCATCCTGATCCACTTCTCTCCAGCACCGCCGACGTCGAGGCGCCTCCGGACCGTCACCTGCGGCACCAGGATGAACAGCGGCACGGTGGTCCTGCCCGATAATCGCGAGTACGCCGCCCCCTGCCGCCGTCCGATGTTGGCGACCGCGCGGCCCCGCTTGGTCAGCCGGGCGTTATCGGCCACGAGCAGGCTCGGGCTGCCCCTGCGATACACGAACCGCAGCCGCATGCCGTGGATGCGTTCCCAGGATCCTGGCGCGATCTTCTGCCGGCCGTCGCCGAACCGGCCGGCGGCTGGCAGCGGGATGGCGAGGAACAGGCCCTGCTTCGAGCGGATGACCGCGCCTTGGGCATAGAGTCGGACGAGGCCGGGCGCCTTCGACCAGACGAAGCCGGCGGCGCCAAGGCTCGGCTGGCCTTTCGGATAGACCTCGCCGCGCCAGGTGTTCGCCAGCCCCGAGCCGAGGCCGGCGCCGGTGATCTGGCTGCGCAGCTCGGTCTTCAGGCCGTCCGTCGCCTCGCGGATGCCGGCGGTCACTGCCCGCTCGGCGCTGCCCAGCTCTTCCGTCAATAGAGCATTGAGGTCGCCCTGAATGGCCGCCAGCAGCCTCACGCCGGACGCGCCTCGATGCTCCAGACGAGGCGCTCGGTGTCACGGATGGGCTCGCCCTGGATCACGTAGACCGTACCGTTCACCTCGATGGTGTCGCCTTCCGCCGGTGCGGCGACCTCCGACACGCGGATGTCGATCATCACCGTCTCCGCGACGATGCGCGTCTCACCGAACTCGCCGATCCGGTCCGGCTGCCGAACGATCGCCCGGACCGGCGCACCGGGATCGGCGCCACCCGCGCGGTAGATGGCATCGAGTGCGAGGTGCGGATCGGCAAACAGCGCGTCGATCGCCGCCGTGAAGAGGGCTGCCGGCATGCATCCTCCCGTCCGGCGAAGTAGAATGAGCGTGCCTCATAATGGAGGCGGAGATGCCTTACCGGACGACCGGCGACTTGCCGCCACGGGTGCGTGATCACCTGCCGCCCCATGCGCAGGAGATCTTCCTCGAGGCGTACAACAGCGCCTACGAGGAATACGCCGATCCGCACAAGCGCCGTGGTGGCACCCCGCTCGAAGAGACCGCGAACCGCATCGCCTGGGCGGCGGTGAAGCGGAAGTACGTTAAGGTGGGTGATCGCTGGGTACAGCGCGATTAAGTCTACGGCGCCGAAGACGAACCGGCATGTGAGAGAAGCAATGATCCACCACGTTTCGATTCCGGCGCGCGAGCCGCGTCATGTTGCCGAGGTCCTGGCCGAACTGATGGGCGGCAAGTGCCATCCGTTCGGGCCGCTCGAAGGCGCCTTCATGGCGACCAGCGGCGATGCGCACGGGACGATGATTGAAGTCTATCCGGAGCACGCCACCCTCGACATTCCGGCCAGCGACGATCAGGTCGTGTTCGGCAAGAACACGGCGCCACCCAAGAACTGGCCCTTTCATGTGCTGCTCTCGGTGTCGCGAGAGCGGGACGAGATCGAGCGCATCGGAGCGCGCGAGGGCTGGCGTGCCAAAACCTTCGGCCGCGGCATGGAGGGGCAGAAGCCGTTCTTTCATGTCGTTGAATTCTGGATCGAAAACCGGGTGATGATCGAGGTCGTCTCCCCAGGGATGGCGCAGGAGTACCAGGACTTCATGAAGAGCCTGCAGCTACCGGTGATGAATGACCCGGAATCGCTGCGACTGATGCGGGCGACGCACACAATGAAGACCGCCTGAACCCGCGCCAAGGCAAGGAGAGATCAGTTGCTGGAGGTGATCTTCACCGCCAGGCGCGGCCGCTTGTTGACCGGCAGCACCGAGGCCTCGGTTTTCACCTCGATGGCGCTGCCGTCCGCACGGGCCAGCTGCCGGGCGTACATCGGCAGGCCGATGGTGTTGACCGTCTCGATCAGGTTGGCGGGCGCACCATAGGTGACGAAGGTATCGAGCGTGCCGAGCGGGAACGCGATGCCCTCGCCGGCCGGCACCAGCGTCTCGGTCGAACCGGTGGAAAGGGTGACCGTCGCGTTGTACTCCTCGAAGACGATGCCGGCGAAGGGGAAGCGTCTCCGGGTGTCCTCGCGCAGCGGCTGGGCGCCGGTCGAGGAGAAGTACTTGTAGGCGTCCTCTACCTTGGCGTGGCCGATCAGCTTGTCGAAGAACTCCGGACTGACGAGCGCCAGCACGCCCGCCATCGTCTCGCCCTTGAGCTCGGTCTCGATCTTGCGCAGCACCTCACGGATCTTCGCCTGCACCTGGGTGCCGGCGGTACCGAGCACGAAGTCCACCGACTGCTGCGCCAGGCCGAACTCGGTGAAGTAGTTGTAGAGGGTGGTGCCGGCGCCGTCCTTGACGATGCCGCGCAGCGCGTTGACCTCCATGTACTCGCGCGTCTGCGCATGCTTGACGCGCATCCGCGTCAGCTTGCGCTCCATCACAGTCGCCAGCGGATCGGCGGCATCGCTCATCCCGAAGCCGCGGACTCCCTGGATGTCCTGCGGAGTGATCGCGTCGTCGTGCGGGATCCAGGGAATGGTGAACGAGCGCATCGAGCGCAGGTCGCGATTGGCAACGGTGGCGGGACCGCCGAGCGGCACCGTCGGCAAGAGATTCAGCACGCCTTCCGCCTGCTCGATGACGACGCTGCGTTGGGTGACGCCCTCGAAGCGGAACAGGCCCATCTGTCCGAGCCGGCTGTAGACGTTGGGCAGGATGTTGATGGCTTCCGTCATCTCGGCGAGCGTATAGCCGCCCGCGTCGAACGGGTTGATCATGGTAACCATGGTGCGGGATTCCCTTTGATCAGGCGGTTTCGCGGGCGACCAGGCCGAGGCTGGCGAGCTGCGTATGCTTGGCCGTCTTCTCCGCGGGCTGATCGACCGAGGCATCGAACGCCAGTGCGGCCTTGGAGAGGATGACCGGGCCACGGGCGGCGATCAGGCCCGTCTTGTCGGCACCGCTGGCATCGACCGCCTCCAGCAGCACGGCAACGGCGGTCTCGGCACCTTCGTCGCCGACCACCTCGGCCGCCGGCGACAGGCGGTACTTGCCACTGGCCGTGATCCTGCCCAGCACCGCGCCCAGCGGATAGCTGCTGCCGGCCTTCAGCGTCACGGTCTCGCGGCAATAGCTGGCGTTGAGTTCGAACTTCAGCAGATCGCCGAGCGTCGGCGACTTGGTCAGAACGGGCATGGCAGAAGCTCCTTATCGGCTGCCGGCGGCCGCCCGCTCGCGGGCGCGCTTGACGATGGGACTGTCGCCGGTCGTGGCGGGCGGCGGCGTAATGGCGACGACGTCGGTGGCTTCCGAGCGCGCTGCCAGCTTGTCCAAGATTGTCCGACGCAGTGCGTCGGGTTTCAGCCCCCGCCGCATCGCATCGGCGGCGTCGATCTCGATGCCGAGACGCGCCGCCTGCGCGGCGACCGTCGCGATCTCGGAGAACTCGCCGCGCAGCCGGTCGGCGATCGCGTGCGCGTCGGGAACGTGCGCCGGCAGTGGGCGGTCCGATGCTTTCTCGGGCGGCGCTTTGGTCTCGAGTTCAGGCAAATCCGACATGATGTCGTTTTTGCCGGTGTCATCCTCCTGCGGCGCGGCGCCGGTGGCATCGGTCAGAGGATCGGGGCTGTTCATGGTGCGGGTCCTTGCGGGTGGTGGGGATTGGCGAACGACGCTGCGGTTCGCAGTCGGGCCGGCGCGGATGCGCTTCGTCTCCAGCGCCGCCTCCAGATCGGCGAAGGCCTGGGCGACGGTGCCCACCCGATCGGCGAGACCTACCTTGACCGCCTTCTCGCCGCGGTAGATCGCGGCGTCAGTCGCGCGGATGGCCTCGCCGCTGAGGCTCCGGTTGCCGGCGACGAGGGCTACCAACTCGGCATAGAGAGCATCGACATCCGCCTGGATGTCGGCGGTTGCCCGCGGCGACAGCGGCTCGTGCGGATTGCCGTCGGTCTTGCGAGCGCCGGCGTGGATCAGCGTCCACTTCAGCCCGGCCATGGCGTCGGCCGCGCTCTCGTCGAGGTGCACGGCGACGACACCGACCGAGCCAACCTCACCGGTCCGGGTGACGTAGATGCGATCGGCGGCGGACGCGATGGCGTAGGCGGCCGACAGCGCCGCCTCGGAGGCAACCGCCCACAATGGCTTCGCCGAGCGTTGCCTGATCGCGCCGACTTCCTCAACCAGATCGAGCAGGCCGCCGACCTCGCCGCCGGCGGAGTCCACCTCGAGGACGATGCCGCGCACCGCCGGATCGTCGGCGGCAGCGGCCAGCGCATCGGCTACTGCGCCGTATTCGGTTGTGCCGAGCAGCGTGGTCAGCCAGTCGCCGCGGGCGACGAGTGGACCGACGATCGGGATAACCGCGATGCCGCTCTCGGTCACGGTGTAGTCCTGCCGGCGGGACATCTCCTGCAGCCACGGTGAAAGGTCGCCACCGGCCGTGAGCGTGGCGACGCCGCCAAGTAGTCCTTCCAGTCGAACAGGCGCGATCGCCCAGGGCCGGCCAGCAAACCGGGCGGCGGCGAGAGATGTCAGGTTCATGAAGAACTCACCCGGTGGTGACGTCCGATTGTTCGGGAGCGGCGTCGCCGCCTTCGGACAGCATCGATCCGTCCGGCGTGGAAGCCCGTGCACCGAAGCTCAGCCCCAGTGCCTGCTCGCGCGCCTGATCGGCGGCGATCTCCGCGTCCACCTGCTCGGCATCGTAGCCGCGCTCGGCCAGCGCCTGGGTGCGGCTCTTCAGCCCGGCCCCGATCTGCTCGATCTCGGCCTTGGCGTCCTTCAGCGGATCAACCCAGTCCCACTTCGGCGGCAGCCAGGCGCAGGCCTGATAGCCCCGCCGGTTCGGCTCGTAGCTGGGAATGGCGAGCGTGCCGGACAGCACAGCGGTATCCATCCAGCGCGCCCACACCTGCCGACACAGCTGCCAGACCATCACCGCGTGCTGGTAGGCCTCGGTGCGCCTTCGGAACTCCAGCAGCGCCAGCCGGGCGTTAGAGTAGTTCGCCTTGATCATGTCGTTGGACAGGTACGCGTAGGGGATGCCCAGCGCCGCCGAGACCTGCAGCAGCGACCGGTACTGGAACGGCTCGTAGGTCTGGCCGGAGTCGGCGGGATCGGAGGTCTGCACCTGCTCGCCCGGCTCCAGCATGACGATCTGCCCCGGTTGCAGGTCCATCGTCCGTTCGCCGTCTTCGCCGGCGCCCTCGGCGACATCGAACGGCTCGGCCGGCGCCGGGGTGGTGATGAACAGCGCGTGCATCGCCGCCACCTTCTTGCGGTCGAGCTCGGCGTCGTCGTACTGGTAGAGCAGGAACAGCTTGACGATCGCCGGCGCGAACTTCGAGACGCCGCGCAGCTGGCCGGCATCCACCGGATCGATCACGTGGACGACCTCCGATGCCGGAATGCGCGCTGTCTCGCCAGCCAGCCCGGGAACGGTGATGTCGCCCGGATGCCGGCGCAGGAAGTGATAGGCGATCCTGCGGCCGATGCGGTCGAACTCGATCCCCTGCCGGAGGACGTTGCCGCCCGGCAGCGTCTCGTTGCGGGACAGCGGCAGCATCTCCACCGGTAGCATCTGCAGCTGCAACGGCACGGTCAGTCCGTCCTGCGCCCGGCGCGGCCGGAAACGGAAGAACACCTCGCCGGCGATGAACACCTCGCGGGCGGCCCGGCGCTGCAGGCCGTAAAAATCGGTGAAGCCGTCGGCATCGGCCTCGTCGGTCCATTCCAGCCACAGCTTCTGCACCGATGCCTTTAGTCCAGCATCGCTGATCAGCGACGATGGCTTGATGCCGGCGCCCACGACGTTGCCGGCCCAGCTCTCGATGGCGTTGGCCGCATAGCCGTTGTTGCGGATCAGCCAGCGGGCCCGCGCGGTGATGTCGGCACCGCTTGCTGCGATCATCGTGTTGAGGTGCGCCCGGCTCGGCTGGAAGCCCTTCAGCCGGCGGTTGCCGAGCCCCGCCTCGAAGCCGCCGATGAAGGCGCCGACGCGACGGCGCCAACGCGAGACCATGCCTGGCATCTACAGGCCCTTGCTGGCCGAGGTGAAGATGCGCCGCCGCGGCGTGCCACTCTCGGCAGCGGCGATGCGTTTTTCCAGATCGGCCAGCGCCGCCGCCATCTCGGCGTCGGTCGCGTAGGTGATCCGCTTGCCGTCGTACTCGACGGTACGCACGCCGCGATAACGGGCGGCCAGCAGCGCCTCGCGTTGCGTGCTCAGCTCTTCCAGGGTCATCGATCAGCTCAGATAGCTCGAAATAAACACGCGGCGGCCACGACGCAGTGGCGCGGATAGCCGGCCGGCGGTCGGCAGGGCATCGTCCTGGGCGGTCGCCTTCGTCGCCGCGGCCTGGTCCGGATTCGCCGGAGAGACCTGCGCCTCCAGCTCGTGCCACTTGCGCTCCGGCCAGCGATCGGCGCCGGCAATCCAGGCGGCGGCGCGGGCGTACACCCGGCAGTCGAGCGCCTCGTTGCGTTCGCGCAGCTTCTGCCACTCAAGGCGGGTAAAGCCGCGCCGCGTCTTGACGGTAACCAGCTGCTCGCCGACCAGCTGCTTGACCCACTCGGCGTCAACACCGCGCGGCAGGTGAACGAACCCGGCCGGATGCCGTTCGCCGTCCTCTTCGGTCGGCGCCGCCAGCCGCAGGAACCGGTACGTCTCGCTCTTGAAGGTGGCGACGGCGACCGTCCACAGCCGGGCACCGCGCTTGATCTTCACCCCACCTTCGGTGGCATCGACGTGCGTCGGCCCCGACACAGGGGCTGATCGGTTGAACCCCTCGACGCCCTTGATCGGCAGCACCTGGCCCCAGCCCTGCCGCCGCGCCCAGGCGTAGACGGCGGACGCCTCGTAGCCGGTGTCGATGCCGAGCCGTGCCAGGCCGAGCCGAGCACCCGAGGCGTGCGGCCAGGTCTCGCCGAGCAGAGCGGACACCTGCGCCCAGGTCGCGGCCTCGCCGGGACCGCCCTCAATGACTAGATGATCGACCAGCCAGCTCTCCAGGCCGCGGCCCCACGCCCAGACCGAGACCTCGATCCGGTCCTTCTGCACGTCAGCACCGGCGGTGAGGAACAGTCCGCCAGGTGGCACCGTGCCGCGCGCGAAGTCCTCGCGCCGCTCGTACAGGCGCTGCCAGTCGGGGGCCTCGCCGGTCTCGGCCCAGGTCTCGCCCAGCACGGTATTGATGAAGCTGCGCGTCGCCTCGTCCGAGCCCTGCGCCGCCTCCCATTCGCGGGCGATCCGCTCCCACGACAGCCAGCCGATCGGCGAATACAGGCTCGACAGATGAAAACCGATCGAGAGCGGATCGACGGGAACGGCCGTCGGCCGCCATTCTCCCGCTGCCAGCATCTGGGTCTTGTGGTGCTCGGCGATCGGCATCTCGCAGCGCTCGCAGACGTAGGCCGCCGTCTCCGGTTGGCCCTTCTGCCAGCGCAGCCGCTCGAAGGTGAGATGCTGCTTCTCACCGCAGTGCGGACACGGCACGAAGAACCGCCGCTGGTCCGACGCTTCGTATTCCCGCTCGATCCTGGACAGCCCCTTGATCGTCGGCGTCGAGGCGAGGAACACCTTGCGACGCCAGGAGAAGGTGCGCGTCCGCGCTTCCGCCAGCGCCACCGGGTCGCCCTCGTCGTCGGCCGACGGCGGGTACGCGTCGACCTCGTCGAGGAACAGATAGCGCACCGGCATTGAGCGCAGGCCGACGGCCGAGTTGGCGCCGGTCATCACCAGGATGCCTCCCGGAAACTCCTTCGACAGCAACGTGTTGGCAGCGTCCCGCGAGCGCGACGGCGCCACCCGCTCACGCAGTGCCGGGCTCTCCTCGATCAGCGGATCGATGCGCTGCTGCGAGAAGCGCTTCGCGAGTTCGACGGTCGGCTGTACCGCCAGCATCGGCCCGGGCGCATGGTGGATGACGTAGCCGATCCAGTTGCAGCCACTCTCGCTGGCCCCGAGTTGGCTGCCTTTCATGAACACCACCCGCTGTGCCGGATGCCGCGGGCTGAGCGCATCCATCAGTTCCTGCAGATACGGCGTCCGGCTGGTACGCCACGGCCCGGCTTCGTTGGCGCCGCGTGGGCTCAGCACCCGATGCCGGTCAGCCCATGCCGAGACGGTAAAGTCGGGGTCGGGAGTGAGACCCTCGCGCCAGGCGCGCAACAGCGCGTCGCCTCCATCGAACGCGAGGTCGATGCTGTCACCGGAACTCGCTCCGGACGTCCGCCAGCTCGGCGAGGTGCTGCCGGACATGCGTCTCCAACTTGATCCCTACGTTCCGTCCGGGGGCGGATGAACAGCCGCTTGGCATTAATAGTATTAATGTTGATTACGACAGTATTAGCTGGACTAATTCCGTAGTTTGATCAGAGGTAAATAGCACCGCTAAACGTACCATATATACAACACCCCATTGCTCTTGTGTATCCTGTGACTCTTGTGATCCGTTTCAACCGCCCAGATGCGATGTAGCGATTGATGATCGTATTCATTCGACAACGTGTGGAATGAACCATGGGAGGTCGAATGATGCTCAAGCGGATCACGTGGGCGAGTCTCGCCGTCGCACTTGCACTGGTGCCGATTCTGACGACGGACGAACCGGCTCAGGCGCGCATGGGGCAGCCTGGAGCGGTCTACGTTCAGCGCGGCGAAGCGTCGTGGTACGGTCCGGGCTTCCACGGCAGGCGGACGGCGAGCGGCGAACGATTCAACCAGCACAACCTCACCGCCGCGCACCGCAAGCTGCCGCTCGGCACCAAGGCGACGGTGATCAATCTCAACAATGGCAAGACGGTCGAGGTCGAGATCAACGACCGCGGCCCGTATGTCCGCGGCCGCATCATCGACCTGTCGAAGGCGGCAGCAGAACGGCTCGGCATGAAGGATGCCGGCACGACGCTGGTACGCCTCGAGGTGACCAAGGCGCAATCGGTCGAGTCTGCCCGGTCCAGCTGAGCTGATCCAAGCGGATAGACCTCGCATCGAGCGGCACTCGATCACCTACCGGAACTCCGTCCGCACCTCGGCGACCTCTCCCAGGTGCTGCCGGACATAGATCTCCAGAACCGTCTGCATCGCATGCGCGCCGATGCCGAGATCGGCCGCCATCATTGCCGCCACCCGCGCCGGCCAGCCGGCCCAGGCGTCGCGCTCCTGCCGCGCCAAACGGAACATCACTGCCGTGGCGCGGGCCCGGTCGATGATCTCGCCCTTCAGCTTCTGCAACCGGATGCGCCGCTCCTGCGCTTTCAGCACCTCGTTGGCGGTGCGCGCCTGCAGGTAGGTCATGCCGCCGGCTGCAGCCGGTGCCGGCAGGCCCTGCTCGCGCAGCGTCTCCGCCACCGCGCCGACGGCCGCTTCCGGCACCGGACGCAGAGACGACGTGTGCCCTTCGCGCTGCATCGACGGATCGGTTGCCTGCGCCCGGCGCGCATCGGAGGCGGCGGCATCGATCGAGCCGTCGGCGTGCAGCACCAGCCGTCCCGAGGCGCGCGCCTTCTGCACCGCACCGCGGGAGATGCCGGCATGCGCCGCGTACTCGCGCTCGCTCATGCCGACGCGGTCCCGATAATGCTGCCTTCGGCGCTCGGTCATCGTTCCTCGCAGCGAGCACGAGATGATCCAAACGCGGACGATAAAGCCCTGATGTGGATCGCTTTTCCCTGGATGTCCGGGCCCACTTACGCCTTCATGTGACCATCAGGAGCGAATGAACCAGGAACGAAGGCAAAGACGATGACCACCACGATCCTGCCGACCAACAACCAGGCCTGGGGCTACTGGGGCAGCATCGGCAGCCATGCCGACCAGAGCGAAGCTTGGACGCTGGCCACGGCCGCGATCGTCAAAGCGACCGGATGTCCGGCCGAAGCGGTTCGCGACTTTCTGGACAGCCGGCACGGCCGCCACTTCGCCGACGACGTCGCGAACGGACTGTTCGCCGGCCTTACCGTCTCAGACGCCATCGACGCCGCGGTCGCCAGGTGGATGGGCTGGCGCATCGGCCGCCGGACCGAGCGCGAGCACGGCATCCCGCGCGACCTGCCCTACCTCACCGGCTGGGTGATGAATGCCGCCCTCGAGGCCGAACTGGCCGACTGACGCACCACCCGATCCTTTCGCCCCGACTGCCACTGGCCGTCGGGGCTCGCGGTGGTAGCAGGCGCCGCATTCCGTGGCGCCGGATGAGAGGACGCCACCGATGAGCATCGAGTACACCTTCAGCCTCGCCCAGCTGGCGCAGATCCTGAGCGCGCTGGAGAACGAGCGCCGCAACCCCAACACCAAGCGCAACGCGATCCGGGCGATCGAGCGCAGCGCCGCGCAGTTCGGCCTTTCCGCCGAGGACGTCTTCGACGCCGCCGATGGCCTGCTCAGCGGCCGGCTGAGCGCCGTCAAGTGGCGCGCGCAGTTGCGCGACGAGCCACCGCAGCCGGACAATGCCGCCGAAGAGCCGGCGGAAGCGGACGTCATGCCTGACGCAGGCCCGCTCGCGGTGAACACGGGCGGCACCGGCGAGGACGCCGTAACCGACATCGCTGAGGCGACCGAAGGCGCGCCGGTGGCCACGACGGACGCCGTGGCCGCCAATCTGGAAACCACCGGCACGCGGGTCGGCTTGTCCCGGAACGGGATGCATGGCGTCAAGGAGCAACTGCTCGCCGCCTGCCAAGCCGCCGAGCACTGGCTGCAGGCGGACCGCGATCGCCCGGACCAGACCCGGCCCGACGACATCCTGCGCGTGCTGCGCGCTGCGATCGCCCGGGCGGAAGGCCAGCCGCGCCAGCCGCGCCAAGCGCATGAATCCCGCCGGCAGCGCCTCCCACGCCAGGGCAGCAAAGAGTCGCAGGTGATCGCGATGCTGCGCCGGCCCGAGGGGGCGACGCTGGCACAGATCGGCGAGAGCACCGGCTGGCAAACCCACACAATCCGCGGGTTCTTCGCTGCCGCGCTGAAGAAGCGCCACGGGCTCGCCGTCACCTCGGAGAAGCCTCAGGGCGGCGAGCGCACCTATCGGCTGGCCGAGTGAGGGAGGCGGCGATGCCGAAGCTCACGGTGCAGCAGCGGCTGGTCGATGCGCTGATCGCCACCGGCCGCGGCACGATCGTCCCGAGCCGGAGCGGCAAGTATGTGACGCTGAAGCGGCCGGACGGATCGTTCTTCTATGTCGGCAAGGCCGGCGGGCTGCGGTTCGGCAAGACCGTCACCGACAGCATGCCAGCGCCCGACGACTTTAAGCGACGGCTGCTCGCAGAAACCGAGCGATAAAAGTTCAGAACGATCGATGCCGCCGGGCTTCATGCCCGGCGGTGCCCGTTTCGGCGCCGCTCGGTCGGATCGCTTCGAACGCCCTTCGCAGGACGTACGAGCGGGCGATCGACGCGAGGGTAAACAGCCCGCCGATGGCGAGGTTTTCGCCGAGGCTGACCTGCAGCCCGAACAGCGGGAAGACGATGATCTGCGTCAGCAGCGCCACGCAGAAACCGACGGCAACGTTGGCAATTGCCTCGACCAGAGACATGCGGCGCGATTGCTTGCCGCCCGCAACGTCCGCTTGCGCGCTCATGCCGCTTTTGGCAGCCGCTCGAGGGCGATCGCATCGAACGTCCGGCCGTCGCCATCGAGCGTCGCAGGCTTGTCGGTTGCCGTCTGCCAGCGCTTGACCGCCACGTCGACGTATTGCGGGCTGATCTCCATCGCGTAGACTCGCCGGCCGGTTTGCTCGCCCGCGATGATCTGCGAGCCCGATCCGGAGAACGGCTCGTAGCAGACCTCCCCCGGACGCGTATGCTGGCGCATCGGGATGGCGAAGACGTCGAGCGGCTTGGACGTCGGGTGATCGGTCTTCTCGCCCACCTTTACCGTCGGCAGCTGCCACACTGTGCTCGGATAATCGTCGGATACCCTGGGCGGCTTGTTGCCCTTCAGCCAGCCGAAAAAGCAGGGCTCATGCTGCCAGAGGTAATACGACCGCGTCAGGATGCCGCGATCTTTCGTCCAGACGATCTGCTGGTGCACGAAGGCGCCGAACTTCTCCCACACGCCTTCGACCATCGCCTGCCTTCGGCTGGCGTGCCAGCAGTACCAGGCGGCGTTGGGCAGGATGGCGTGCTCGATGGCGGCCTTGATGAAGCCCTCATAGAGTTCGGGGCCTTGGCTGGAGTCGTCCCAGGTGATGCCGTAGCTCTCACCCCAATCCTTGTTCTTGTCGGCCCCGCCCTGTTTCGACGGATGGTTGGTGCCGTCGTAGTCGACGAGATAGGGAGGATCGGTAGCAAACAAGATCGCCTTGTGGTTGTGCATGACACGGCTGACGTCGTCTGCCTTGGTGCTGTCGCCGCACAGCAGCCGATGCTCGCCGAGCAGCCAGAGGTCGCCCGGGCGCGACACCGGTTTTGCCGGCGGTTCGGGGATGACGTCCTCGCCGGTGAGCCCGTCGCCGTCATCGAGCGGCGCCAGCAGCCGGTCCAGGTCCTCGCCCTCGAAGCCGGTCAGACCCAAGTCGAAGCCGGCGGCGTTGAGCGCGTGCAGCTCGGCGGCGAGCAACTCGTCATCCCAGCCCGAGAGTTCGGAGAGGCGGTTGTCGGCGATGCGGTAGGCGCGGACCTGTTCCGGCGTCAAATGCGACAACCGGATGATCGGCACCTCGCTCAAGCCCAGATGCTGCGCCGCCAGCAACCGGCCGTGGCCGGCGACGATCTCGCCGTCGTCCGCCACCATCACCGGCGCCGTCCACCCGTACTCAATCAGCGACGCGGCGATCTTGGCGATCTGATCGTCGGAGTGGGTGCGCGCATTCTTCGCGTACGGCTTCAGGCGTGCGAGCGGCCACTGCTCGATCTGCTCGGGCAGGAAAGGGAGCATGGGGATCGACCGTTGTTGCTATGCTGCGGTCCAGCGGGAGGAGCGACGGGAATGACGCTGGTTGCCGATTGCGTTTTCTGCCGGATCATTCGCGGCGAGATTCCGAGCTTTCAGGTTTTCGATGACGAACGGACGCTCGCCTTCATGGACATCAACCCGGCCAATCCCGGGCACGCCCTGGTCATCCCGAAGGTGCACGCCGAGAGCATCTTCACGATCGAGGAGCCGTTCCTGCGGGCGACGGTGCTGGTGGTTCAGAGAGTTGCCCGAGCGGTACAGAAGGCCTTCGAGCCCTATGGCTTGAACATCGTTCAGGCCAACGGCCCGGGCGCGGCGCAATCAGTCGCCCATTTTCATTGGCACGTGCTGCCACGTACGAAGGACGATGGTTTGTTGATGAACTGGCCGCTGCTGCCCGGCGACAAGGCGGCTCTCGCCGATGCCGCCGAGCGGCTTCGACCGGCGCTCGAGGTGGACTCCCATGTTCATTGGGGTCCATCCGGGAGTCCAGGCTAATGCATTGGAACTATGAGGCTAATCGGAGCTTTGGACGCTGGTTCGGCAGGTGGCTTCCCAAATTCCGGGGCTGACGCTAGCAAACTTCCGGGCCACGCCCACCAGCATAGGTTGCGTTCCGGGAAGGAACCAATTAGCTACGCAGCATCACTCTCGGTCTCTCGTCTCGAAGCGCCCGCCCAACCGGCGGGCTGCTTC